TCAACGCAAGGTTTGGAGTCCAGTTCAATGCACCAAGTTGTGCAACGTAGTCGATGAACTTCTCAGCGGTGTTAGCACCAGAAGAAGAACCAGCAGTTGCAGAAGATGCAATAGCGTTAAGATAATAAGTATCTTCAGCCTTTTGGAAATCTTCAATCAATGACTGCTGCAAATACGCTTGCAAGAATGGAAGGTCATCAATCATCTGACGAGAAACTTTAGCGTAACCAGCGATGAAAGACAACGCAGTGTTTACAACTGTTACATCGTAATCAACTTGTGGCTTTGCAGAACCTTCAGTTTGCTTACCGAAAGAACCTTCACCTACTGGAGTGTTACCTCTTGGGAAAGATACAGAACCAGTTGATACTGGGATGATGTTAAACACACTTCTAAGGTGTGGGTTAACGAAAGAACGCAATGCTGGATTGTCAACATAAGATGTGTAAACAGAACCAGTCAAGTTGTTGCCGATGGTCATTACACCAACTGCTTTCAAATCGATGTCAGCAGAGAAACCTTTACCATTGCTACGTGCAGCAGCTTTGATTTCGTTCCAGCCTTTTTCGATTGCAGAACCGATTTCAGACTTGATAACATTTACGTGTTCAGCATAAGAAACAGCAACTTTCTTCTCAGCGTTTGCGCTCAACTTACCGAAAGCAGCTTTTGCTTCTTTGATTTCTGACAATGCTTCACCAAGAGTCTTGTTAGACTTTTCCATTTGCTCGTTGATTTGCTCTACTTTAGAGTCAAATGCCTTTGCAGCCTTCTCGGTTACACTTGCAACCTCAGCCTTTTGTTCTGCCAATTTTGATTCGAGGGCAGATTCGAATGCTTTTAAATCGCTCATTTTTTAGATTTTATTGATTATAGATATAAATGAACCCACTGGCAATTCAGCTTCTTTTTGCTGCGGCTCTGTCGCAATGACTGGAGCAGTGCTACTCATCATCTCTATTGCTTGTGCGAGTTGTTTTACTTTAATTAAGCATAGGTCGATTGTCTCATCAGTGACATCACTATCACGAATAAACTTCTCGAATGCTTTGATTTGATCTTTAACTTGTTCTACGTTACCCATATTTTTTAATCCTAATAATGGTGTGTTTTCATTTGCTCCCCAAGCAGTTAAACTTGAGCCTTCAAATAGCATCACCTCGTGTATCTCATTAGCCTCACCACTCTTTTGCTCTCTTAGTGTTCTAAAGCCAATAGAATGCTCACTAATAAGCCCACTCTCTACCATCTTAATAAAGTCCTTACCGAGTTGGTGTGTGCCAACCTTAGACTCGTAATAGAGTCCATAGCTATCTTCTTTCAAAGATAACAACTTACCCAATGGCTTAGATGGGTCATGGTTTAGTAAGTGCTTAATCCTTTGCTTACCATCTACACCCCAATCTTGGATAGAACGCTTAAATGCACCTGGCATCATAATGTCGCCATCGCTATCCATCATACCAAATGCAGAGAAGTAACCACTTACTACTCCACTTTTCGCATCAACATCTTTGACCTCTTGACCAAAAGACTTGTAATTGTATATCATATTTTTGCTCTTTGTATTATCGTTTTTAGATTCCTCTTCCTTCTGTCCCTCCTCTGCCAAATAAGCCCTATAAGCCGAGTTGGCATTATCCCTTGTAGTGTAAATACATTCACCATCTCCGATCCTATATTTTCCGTTTGAACATTCGTAAACTGGCATATCATTTCATTATTAGTTGTCCGTTTGCATCTCGCCTCGGAATAAATCCTACTGCGCATCTGCAATTAATTGTAAATCCTTTTGGTGCCGTTGGGTCACCAGGTGCATCCACCACAATAGGTCTCCCAACTTTATCCGCACTTATGAATGGCTCGTTGTATGCTACAATCTGCCCATCCATATTCCAATGGTCAAAGAAGTCTTTAGGTATGCGTCTTGTTCTCGCATCTCTTGTGCTTATCCAAATCTTATCAACTTGGAATGGCAACTTCTCTGCACCTTTTAATGCTGCATAGTTGCTCGATCTCATCACCTCTGTTCTTGCTATCATCACGCTCCTATACTTTGCATATTGTATCTGTGGGTCACTCAGCACCAACTTTGCTATCTCCTCATTGCTCAAGCCTTGTGCCATCGCATCGTTCACTATCACTATCAACCTATCTTTGGTTGTCTTAGTCATTAGTGATGCAAGTAAAAACCCCCACTGAATTAGAAATGATGTTATCTCATTCAAAAACTCATCATTCAATCCAAATGGATTTGCAGCCTTCTTGCTATCAACACTCACTGCTCTAAATGTTGCGTTGCCGAATGTTGTTGCCACCTCTCGGTACATCTGCCTCATTATAGGCATTATCTTCTCATCCCACGCAACTGCACCAAGCCCACTCACAGCAGCACTCGCACCATCTCTTCTCACACTTCTCGCAAAGTTTTCTAACTCACCCTTTAATACACCAAAAAACAAAGAACTATATTTCTTATCAAGAGTCCTTCGCAGCCTCTCCACCTTCAGCCAATATGTCCCTCGCTGCGTTGCGTTCATTGATAAGTTTTATTTTATACGACATCCTCACTTGCATCCTCATTGTCCTCTCCGTTAGGCACGTCATTTCCGTAGGGATCTTCGGAAATCTCTTCATCACGATCGCCCATATCTCTTTGTCTGTTGTCGTTGCTGTTATCATCTGCTATGCTTAGGTCCATCATTACTTGAGTGATTGGCACAAGCCCCTGATTGATATAACTCATATCCCACGCACCCTCTTTCTTAGAATAGTTCATCGCTACTCTCTTCTCATCCATCGTTAGCCAGTTCGCATCACGAAGAGAACGTACCATCCTCTCCATATCTTGCTGCATCTCTGGTAGTGCAGTTATATCAAAGTCAATGAACACATCCTCACCAAATCTTGGTACCAACCATTTGTTCAACTCATCTCTCAACGAGCAGCACATTGGCATAATAGTATTGGTGATTAGGTCACGCATTGCATTTTGGTAGTTGTTGTATGATGATGTATCAACATCAAACAACACCGCAGGCATACCAAACACCCTACACCACTGATGAAGGCTCATTTGCATTGTTTTAACTAGCTCCATATCTACCGATGATAGACCAAAGTTTAAATAGTCCCAAGGTGTTTGCAGCACTGCAACCTTGCCTTTATTGTCCACAGTGTTGATGTCCTCATTCACTGCTCTCTTAATTATATTTGCTTGCTCGATTGTAAAGTTTGGCACTACCGTTCCTAATGGCTTCGGAGTGATTGCACCCTTCGCTCCACCATTCGCCGCCATCATTGCACTCGCATCAGCAGCATTGTTGCTCATACGTAGTGTTTTGTATGCAGCACGTAGTGGTGACAAGCCACGCAAGTGTGTTCTTGTGGTTGCATCAAAGTCTGGGTTCCAAGTTTTCCATTGGCAAACTTGTTCTTTCGGAATATCTATTCCTCTGTCCACCATAAGTCTATATCCAACGATTCCATAGAGGTCGTTAGGGTCGGGGTAGATGTCCAAGAAATGGGTTGGAAGTACGTTAAGTTCAGCGAACTTTCCGCCCATCTTTCCATCATTGCCGTAGATATTACCTTCTCCTGATAAAAATCTATAACCAAATAAGTTCTCGAGGAATTGGTCTTGTGCTTGGTATTCATTCGGTTGTTCTAATAGTCTCGCTAATGCAGAGTTCATCACAATGTTCTCGCTATATGCGTTCTTTCTCTCTATCACCGCCCTCTCAAACGCACCTTGATTCCCTAACCCTTTTGTTAATTGCTTATATCTTAGTAATGATGTTCTACCCTTCTCTGTATTATTTGTTTTGTAAACGTACCACGGAATAGATGCCGCCTTACGTGCAAGGAATGACACAATGCTATACACATCTGCATTTCCTAAATACCCCTCGTAAACATACTTCCCGTTCTCATACTCTTGTAACAACGCTCCGTTGATGCCCCTGATATTTGTTGTTACATTCTGATTCGGGTCTAAACCCTTTTTCTTGAATATGTCTAATAAACCCATCTATTTTTATATTGCACCCCAAGTAACACTTGGGATAGTTAATTTACTAAATATGCCGTATCTAAGTGCATCAAGAATATGGTCATTAAACTTCACGGGAGCATCAAGTTTGTTTCCATTGCGGTCAGTTTTCCAACGATAGTTTTTTATTTCCTTTAACAAATTTACACTATCTTGGTGAATAAACAATGGTGTCGCCTTTACAGTCTTTATTCCCTCCGTCACATCTTTGTTAGCTGGTTTGGCATTGAACCCTCCCCTCACTATACTCTCTATCGTTTTAGGCTCGGCAGCATCACAATACAAATCATCCCACTTTTCTATGCCTAATGTCTTTAGTCTGTCTATCACATCGTCAGTTGTCATCTTTGGCTCATATATCAACTCCTGACAATATGCAGCATCTTCGTGAAACACAACCTTAACTAATGCAGTAGGCACATTAAACCCAAAGTCCAATCCGTACACCACTTCCCCATCCTCAGGCATCTGCTCTGTTGTTTTCCAGTGTGAGTATATCAAGTCTTGTGATAGTCCTCTCTCACCCAATCCGTAAATGGTCCAATAGTTAGGGTCGGCATCTTTCAACCTCTCTAACTCTAACACCAACTCTTGTGGTAAGAATGGGTTATCACGGAAAGTTGTAATGTGAAAGTCTGCATCATCTCTTGGAATAACTGAATCGTAAATCCAAGATGATAAGTCCGAAGGGTTATAGTCAATCACTATTTTACCCTCAGTTCTCATAATCAACTGCATCCAAGCCTCATACGTCAATTCGTTAGCCTCATTGCAGAACAAATACGTTCTTGCACGACCACGAATCTTTTGAGGTTGATCTGCCGATACAAACTCCACAATATTGCCATTCAAAGAATAAATCTGGTCCGTCTTGTTGTGATTGTCCTCACTATAAATACCAAGACGGGAAAGTATATCTATAAAATCCCTTAACACCGTACCCTTAATGCTCGGAAGCGATTGTCGGACTATTGTTAAGGTCTTACCATTTTCTTGTAACAACTTTACAATAAACCAAATCAGGATATTGTAAGTCTTTCCACTACGAGAACCCCCTTGCATTACAGTGATTCTCTTATTTGAGTCTGAAAGTATTTCGTAGACCTTGTTAGTTTGGAGTTTTGCGTTCATAGAAAAAATTAAAATTTAGTATTGTGTTTTGAGTTTGAAAAGTATGGTATAAAAGGGGGTCATCGTATATATCAAAAGTTAGATGGTCAAAAGTTGTCTGTCAAAAGTTTCGCTTTACCCCCTGCCGCCGCCATCCTATTTTCTTTAAGTCCCCCCCCATCGTATCTGCCCCTATTCGGTCAACCTATCAAAAAATTTGTATATAATATACATTATGTTAAGTACGCTCGTAAGTGGTTGATTTTCAGCCCCTCCCCTACCCTACTTTAGTTTACCAATACCTCTTCCTTCACTAGTTCAGGTCGCACAACCTCAACGCTAACCTGATTTAATTGCCCCTCTATTTTGCTTTCTACCTTTTGCGTTGGCATACCTAAGAAATAAGACATATATAGCTTGATTGCGTTCATGTCGCCATCCAGTATCTTCTGATTCAATACCTTAAACGCGGTTTCAGCCATTGGCGTTAGCTTCTCTATAATTGCCTGTTCGTCCATTCTCTTTGGGCGACCTGTTTGGTTAGGACGCTTTCCGCCCCATGATGTTTTAACCTTGCCAGTCTTATAGCTTATTTCCTCTTTTTCCTTGTTTTGTCCTTGCATATACATAAATAGTTAAACTATTTCTTTGTTGTCTTGCTTAAATTCAATCAGCTCCATGTTATGAGTAAGCCCGTTAGATGCCGCTTTCTCTCTCTCATAAATACGGAACTTTACCCAGCCATTAACCTTGCTGCATTCGTCTAAATATTGCTTGAAATCGTCCGCAAAGATATTCAACACCAGTTCACCTTTGCGTTGCTTACTAATATAAAAGCCTTTCTTTGTCATTAATTAACCTAAAATTACTAATTAACCAAATTAAATTAATAATATATTTATCAATACTATGTTGATAACTAACTATTTAGATAGTATTTAAATAAATATATAAAAAAAGATGTAAAATTATTTGGATAGTATTAACATACTGACTTATATTTGTATAAACAAAAACAAATCAAATGAAACAAATCATTATCCCTGCTTTACTGTTCACTGCAATTGTATTATTCAACCTGTCTCAATGGAATATTATTTAACCAATTAAAAAACTACACAAAAATGTTTACTTTATCTATTCTTCCAAATTTCAAAGGTACTACCTCAGAAACAATAGCAGCTGTTATTATTTGCCTATTGCTAGACTCTACATACTTAATACCCGCAATTTATTTCAACATTTAAAAACTACACAAAATGAAAATCAGCAAAACAACTTACGAAACTATCATTTTTTTATTTGTCATTATTTGCGCTCTTAAATTAGTCAATCTGGTTGAACAATTATAAACACATAAAAACTACACAAAATGAAAACAGTATTTTCAAATTCAATGCTTTGTCACACGTGGGCTAACCAGTTGCAAAATTACGGCAAAGGTTCATCAATGTATTTTGAGGGTAACACAATTTACTCTTATGGTAGGCATTATGAAATTGCGCAAATTGTTAAGGCGCCAACATACCCAAAAGTATTTTTTATAAATTCTAACGGATATAGTAATACAACCGCAAAACATACAAATCACGTTTGGCGATCGATACCTGATATTGTACCAAACTTTAGGGTTCCATTTATTAATAACAAATTTAATATTGATGATTTACCCAAAATCATTGATAAAATGTTAATTCAGGTAAAAAAACATTTTACCGACCAAATCAACGCACGTTCATATTTTGGGCATTTTGCGGCGGGTTCAATGATTTTTGATGATATTGCTTATATCTGTGAAATTTTCAATTTACCCGTGCCAGTTCGCCCATCAAATTATTTAGACGCTCAAATAAAAGCCGACCAATTAAGAGAAACACAAGCGCAAAGGCAAGAGCAAAAAGAAGCTAAGGAGCTACAAAAGAGCTTAGAATTATTGGCTAAGTGGTTAAATTATGAGTATAACGGCACATTGTATAATATCCCCGTACATTTAAGGGTTTCAAAAGATGGCAAATTGATTGAAACCACAAAGGGCGCTAAGGTTGACTATTTAGCCGCTTTGCGTTTGTTGTCAAAATTGCGCAATAATGAAAACGTACACGGCGAAAAAATAGACGGCTTCACAGTTATTGAAAACAATAGTCAAAAAATAAAAATAGGTTGCCACGAAATTGATTGGGCAATAATCAACAATTTAAACATTGGCTAAATCAATTATTTAATTAACCAAACAACCCCGCAAATTTTGTGGGGTTTTCCTTTGACCAATAGCAAAGAGCGTGGGCGGTTCGTTGCCGCCATTGGTCGCCATTTTTAACACTAAATCAAACACAATGAAAAAAGAGCAATTCAGTAAAGAACTTTACAATTTTATTTGTGAGTATTACCACGCTTTATTAGAAGAGTATCAACGCTTAACAATGGCGGAAAGGTCAAAGATGCCTTTTCCTGCGTTTTGCGTTGTATTTTGGCTTGAATTGACAAGTAAACAAAATTAAACGCAATTTATAGCCATTTTAAGCCATTAAAACACTAAAATGATACCTAACTATTCACCACATAATAGAAGCCCGTAAAACGGCTTAAAATAGCCTTAAATTCAATTGATATATTTTCGCAATATGTTGCAAAGGTATTGCATACCTATTTGTACCTACTTAGGTATACTTAGGTATATGCCAAAAATCCTTTGTACCTACTGCCAAAAATCCCTAATGGTATACCAAAAATCCCTGACCGCCATTTTCGGATTGGCGCCCGCCATTTTCGGAAGTAAGCGTAGCGAACTACCATCCAAAAATTTATTTTATCTCCACCCCAAAAACCTCCAGAGCTTGCTTAACTTTTGTAAATTCTACACCATAAGGAATAGTTACGGAAAAAGTGAAATCTTGTTTCCAGTTCTTTGTAATATGGTTAGAACATTCGTTCACCATATCGACAAAAACCCCATAGTCGGTGTCGATCATATCATTTGATACACGAACCGAGTTCATCACCGTTGCGTGGTCCCTCCCCGACAAAAACTCCCCAATAGCCAAAAGTGAAGCATTGGTATGGAGTCTTGCCATATAACAAAACAAATGCCTCGCCATTGCAATCTCTTTCATTCTGCTCTTTCCAATCACCTGATAAGATGGTACACCAGTTACCTCAACTACCGCTTCCATTACATTACTTAAATTCACCATATATATACTTTTTAAAATAATTTACAATGTTGATAACTATCAATATAAAGATAACAAAAAACTATTAACATAAGTTACACACTTAGAGTGAAAACTAGATAATTAAAATTATCTAGGTACACGATTACACGATTTTCACGATTTTCCTTACTCCACCCACTCCTATATTTTTTTGCCAAAAAAAAGGTGGGCATAGAAAAAACATAGAAAAATCGTGTACATCGTGTACCTGCACTGATAAT